GAGCCAGGCGTGTAGCTTCTGCTTTGCGGCGATAGCGAAGGAAAATCAGCCATGGTTAATTAGCACTTTCGACATAAGGGTTGCCATCATCATCAGTTCCTGCCCATGTAGCTAATACGGCATTTCCGTCATTGCTAAATTCCCATTTGCCTTGAACATTAATCGTCCTAAGTGGTGAGTTAACGACATTATTTGGGTACAGAAAAGCAAAAAATTCTGGTGTGTTAAAGATATTTTGGAATGGATTAGGAGCACCCATGCCGTAACCGCTGCCTCCTATATCACCAATGTAAACCCCTGTGCCCCCAGAGCCTGAGAATTTGCGAGCACTGGCACTCACATGAGCACGCCAAGGTACGCCGCTAACGCCAGGAATGCCTACGTGTTGCCCTGTTTGTGGATCGTCGTAATTTACCATCGGACTCCACTCAAGGAACTCTGAATTGCTGGTATAGGGGTTTGGAAAATATCCGTCTAAAGGCACAACGTTATAGATGTAACCTCCAACACCGCTCCACGCCGTTCCAACAGTCATATAAGGATTTTGAGTTGTGCCGTCATAGGGCTTCCAAGATGTAGTCACAGAGTATGTAACAAGCTCTCCCGATGGGAATGCGTATGTCAAGTATGATCCAACAAAACGCACAAAACTATATTGACTTGGCTCAGGGATTACGATTGCAGTTTCCCCAAGTTGAACAGCAGGGGCAAAACCACTATCAGTTGAAGGATCTGGACACTCGCCTTCTACTACAATTGCATAATTAATATCTGCGGTTGTAATTGAAGAAGAAAACTTACCAGCTATAGGCGCTGTTTTACATTCGCGTAACGTTTTAACGCCTGTTGCTTTGTCTAATCTGTAGTAACAAACGCGCCCATTTGCACAAGCCAAGGCGGTGCTCGGAATATCTACTGTATTGCCCGGAGTGGCCGTAGAGCCTCCGTAACCTGTATTAGAGCCTGTGATTGCTGCTGCATTTGCTAAAGGCTGATCAATTGGGTCTGCTGGATTAGAAATAATACCGGGATATGGTGAATCTTGATCGTTGGCCCCTGGCGTAGGAATATCCTTTTCTGTGTCACCAGACGATGGAGGATTGCCTTGCGTTGATGTAGCCGTTCCAACAACCGTTGTGCTTGTTGAACTGTTGGTGTCACAGTCGTGCGTGCTCCGCCCCACGTTAATAACGTTGCCCGCTCCAACAGCATCGTTAACAGCTTTAGCCACAATGCTCCGGCCTTGGTTATCTACTGGAAAGTGCGTTAGGTCATATTTGATTAAGCTGCCAAAGGTTTTTTCAATTCGAGCAATTTCATACACTTTATCGTGATGCTGGATTGCTCCTTCTGAAGTTTCTCGCTGCAAACGTACACGGACAATATCACCTACTACAAGCGAACTGTTGTAGCTCCTTTCGCGTACTCTTAAGCGAAGATGGTGCGTAACGTTCTTGCGAGTAGCAAGCTTGTATGTTGCAGCCTTGATTGCGTGGTTTTCTGTCACGCAATAACCGCTTAAGTCCATCGAAACAAATGGACCAGAGGCTGCTTCGCCTTGATATCGAACATTCACAGTCCGCACCAAACCAAAATCAGCTTCGGGCTGTTGACGCCATTGCGCTACAACACAAACAGGCTCTCGATCTTCCAGGCTGACAAAGTCGATTTCAAAGCCACCGCTTAAAACATGATCTTCCGTGAAAGTAAATTCTGGAGTGATTGCTGTTGTTTTAATCGTGTAGTCTGCGTTGTAGGGCAGGCGTGGCCGTAGGCCAAACTTACCGTTAGTGTTCGTTAAACGAAGCAAGAAATTATATGAGGTTTTTTGCAGCCAATCAGACAGGTTTTCACTTTTAGTAACTACACCATTAAATAGAAACTTATTAGTATCAGTAAAATTAGCTGCAATAGCAAGCGATGAATCATCGATTAAATCGCTTGGCAACCTTCCGCTTTGCAGCATTAAATACTTAGCAAGATCAACAAAATTGTCAGAAGACCCCGCACCCCCGCCTACTATTCTTGTCACCTGAAGACCTTCTCTTACAAAAGCACTAATTTGTTTGTTCCAATCCGTGCTTCCGGCAAGAGTTATTTCAAAGCTTAGTGTCGTTAAACCGCTGTAACTACCAGACGTTCCACAGAATGTGGGCATCTTGTGCTCTTGATAGTTGAGAAAATATTCTTGCGTAGCTCCCGCGGCATTCTTAGCAACCACACTGTAAAGACTGTTGCCTAGCCTATACACTTTGTCTGTGATTGGGCTGGCTGGCAAAGGGTAAAATCCGCCCGAATCTTGAGCAACATCTGCTTCTATGTAATCATCAATTGTGTTGCCAGGCGGCCAACTGCCTGCACGCGCATCATGCCCTTGGTTATACGTTCCACGGCGGCAATTACCGTAAAACATATCTCTTATTTGAATTGCACCGATTTGGCCTTGGCTAACAACAAGTAGCAGCTTTACATAAATTTCTTCTGTTACTGTTACGTCAGTCCACGTACCACCAGTTTTTATTTTATTAGCGACTACATTGTTAGAGAAACTACCTTCACTTGCTTTTGGAGCGATCATTGCTCCACCTGTTTGCACTGAATTAAGTGCTCTTCGACGACAAAAAACAATAGGGATAGGCTCGCCAGTTTTCAAAACTGCTTGAGGGCCTGAAACGTCTGGGTTCCCTTCTGCTGCTTGCGCTTGCAGCTCAGCCACAGATAAACCAGTCTGCGCTGACAGTAGGAATAGAGGTTCGGTAAATTCGAGTGTCATATCTGGAGAGGAACTCCAACTAATGCGTTGCTTGCGGTTAGTGGCGGGATCTGCGCTCCAATGGGCGCAAGCGTAGAACCAAGCTCTACTCTAAGCGCAGTGAATGAACCATTCATCCTAGAGACATAACCCAAAAAACTTGCAATTAAAGTTTGCCCTGACTGTGGGCTGGCAATACCTAAGCGAGTGTCAAACTCATATACGCTCAATTCGCATAAATACTTCAACCTTGACGCATCTTGGAGTGCGTTGACAGCTAAGGAAGTTGCAGGAAGTTTTACTTGTATTGATCGCCCACCAAGCGCAGAGGTTTCTGTAATGCCGTCACAAGCAAAAGGGAAAAAGGTATATGCCTTGGCTGATACTGTGACAGTCTGATTTACATAAAAATTTTGCCACAACTGATAGTCCGCTCCACCTGAAGCGTAGATCCTTAAGTATTGAGCCTGACCCCTAAAACTCATTACGAAACTCCCTGGAACTGACGTGAGCCATAACTACGACCACCACGCGAAAGCGATTCTGTTAGCTCTCGCATGCCTTCTTCGAACTGGCCCATTGTTAGATACGTCTCATTGTCTTGCTGCATTACAGGCCCGGTCTGAATATTGATTGCTCCGGTGTACCCGCCTTCGGCATAACGAGGGATCGCACCCGCTCCACGAGCCCCCATCAAGTAATTAGTTGCTAAAGCAGCTGCTTTCTTCTCTGGGACAACGTACTCAGGGCCTTCCTCTCCGATCATTGCCAATTGCGCTCCGCTAACGTGGCCTCCTTTTGCGTAACGCCCCATACTCTCAAAGCCTCTGATAGCAGACCCTAAGCTCGAACCTGCTCCAGAACCTGTTGCAGAATCTGCAGCTTTTGCAGCTTTTGCAGCTTTTGCAGCTTTTTCACTTTTTGCTATCGATGCTGCATGAACAGCTCTTCTTCCATCTATCCGCTCTGCTTCAATTGACGCCAGCTTGCCGTCAAGTACGTGTTGGGCACTAATCCCTTGGTACTTAGCAATTTCTCTTGCAGCAGCCAAACTTCTGTCAGCAGTCATTTCCATCTGTTTTGCTATATCCGCTGAAATCTTTGCTTGTTGGTTAATTTTAGCTAGATTTTCTAGTTTCTTTTGCGTATCTTCGATCTCTTCCGCTTGCAACCGTAATAACTGAATCTGAAGATTAATTTTCTGGATCTGGGATTGTACCGAATGATGCTCCAGCTCGGCCCGATGAACCATCTGTTTGATGGATTGCTTTGCAATTTCAAATTCTACTTGTGCTTGTTTCTTCCTATTCGCGGCAATCCTGTCAATTATGTTGCGCTGCTTATCGTAAGCTTTGTCAATACGTTCGAGATTAGAAAGCTGACGCTGCAATCTAGATTCTTCAAGTTTTAATCCACTTAACTCAGCCTTATTTCGAGCTTGCGTTACTGCAAGTACGCTTTGAGCAGCTTGAGCCTGCAAATTAAAGATTTCGATCTGGCCCTCTAAAGCAACAGTTTGAGCTTGGATTACTCCTTGAGCTATTTTGTGCTGCTCGACTTTGGCCTTTAACTCCGCTTTCGCTACTTTTTCAATTTCTTTTTGACGATCAAGCTCTATGCTTTGCGCCTTAAGCTCGTGCGTTTGATTAATCCTTGATTCTTCTATCTCGGCATTATTGCGGATCATTAATTCAGCGTATTCAAGCTCTATTCTGCCTGCGTGAGTCGTTACCTTGCCATGTTCTCTCCTAAGCTCTAATATTTTATCTTCGACCTTAAAGGAAAGTTTCTTTAAGTCAAGTTCTTTTTCAGCCTCTGCGTTCAATAACTTTTCGGCTGCAGTTTTGCCTTTGGTTCGTTTTTGCTCAATATCAAAAAGTTCTTTGTTGCGAGAGAAATTACGATCTAGTTCTTCCGTTGTTTTTCTTAATGCGTC